TAAGTCAAAAGAGGAAAAAATTTCTAAGGATCGTGTTGCAGCTTTAGCTGAGTTTAAACTGCTGGCTTCGATAGACAACAGTTTGTCAACGAGCATTAAATATTTCCGAATATCATGTGCTGATACTGAAGTTTTTACCGTGATACTTTCTGCATTTAAAGCCGCTGTCACTTCTGTATCTGATAACACCGAGTATGTAGGGTTTTGTAACTCAACCTTTAAGATTTCGTAATTCATGCAACTGTTCCTGTCTGTCCTGTTTGCGCCTGTAGTTGGGCATATAAACTGTTCTTCAGCGCCAAATAAACGTCATAGCCGGCTTCTGTACTTGCTGTTGTGATCGCATTGGTGAAATCAGGTTCAACAATCGTCATTGCTTTTTCCGAAATGACATGATTGCTGGAATTCAATTCTGTATAAGCTACATAAATCTCAAGCCGATCTAAATCAACAGCGAAAGAATTTATCTTAAAAGAGTTGACTGTATCACTGATCGAGGTGGGTGTGGTTAATGTTAATGGCATTACGGCCTCGCTTTATCTGTAATTTGTTGGGTCACGGGGTCGATACGATAACGTTTCAAGGTTATCGATTTTCTGTCACGCTGTTGGATATGTCGTTTTAATGCTGGAATTTTAGATGCAGCGTTCGAAGGGATCGGTTCTTTCTCATCGTTCAACAGATACTGCATAGATTCTTTAGGGACGCCTGCCATCTTCACGATATGAAACACCGAAATGTCTTTCTCACCAGCACCCCACGCATGGTTGTCATCAGCAATATAAACAACGTCACCGGTCTTATAGCAACCCGCTTTATCTATCTCAGCGTCTGGGTGATTCGCATCAATCGCTTTTACTAAGAGTTCGCACATTTTCTGTTAAATATCCCAAGTCCCACTTCATCACAGCCAGCAGCACATAATACAAAGCGGCCACCGAAGCATACACAAACGCAAAAATGAAAAAGACAATGAACGCAATACAAAATAGTGCGTTCAAAGCCCATTCTTCAGCCGTATCAACCCAGAGCATTACAGCGTAAAGATGCCGGACGCATTCCAAGTCACATCGATATTACCGCCATTCGGTGTAACGGGTAATCCGGTTACGCCGGTATCGATGTATGCGATCAAAGGCCAGGTAGTGTTTGCACCGCCATTCTTACGATATAAGACTAAGGCTTCTACCGTGTTACCCGATACCGAAGTAAAGGTCACATCGCTACCATCGAATGTGCCGTTCGTTTGAGTCTTAGTCGTAATTTCTTGGTCTGTTCCAACCACGCCTGACAGGTCGGAATAAAATTGATGTGCCGCGCTATAAGTGTAAGTACCCGTATCCACTAATGCTACGAATACACCGGTTGCGCCTTCAGCTGAATCTAACTCGGAGTTAGCCTCAGCTTTCATGATAGTTTCTTTCCACTTTGGATAAATTGCGTTTGCCATTGCGTTACCTATAAATTGGTGTTAAATGTGACTGTTTGTCGGATATAAACTCTAAACTCTAAGATTTGAGGGGTCATTGGGGGATTCCGAGACTGTTGTTTGAGATGTAATCGTTGTCATTTACATACCACCTTTGATACTGATGATTTTCTCAATGACCCAAGCGCTCGTAATTGCAAACAAACTGACCACAGCCCAGATTGCTTTAACGTGCGATAAATCAACTTTTGATTCTACAACCCTATGCAGTTCGTCCATCTCACGCTCGTATCGTTTTTTCTCAAGTAATCGGTCGAAACAGGTTTCTAAAACCTCTTGTCTTGCTTTGATGATCGCTAAAGTATGACTTGAGTTAGCTTCCGCTTGGCATTCGTTAATCTTGTGTATCTCGTCACGAATCCCTGTGAGCGACTCAAAGAGCTTCGTGAATAGCTGTTCTTCTTTTTCTGTGTGCACTCGAAACTGGTCCTCAAGCATCTTCTGCCGCTCATTGCTAAAAAACATTACTTCTTCCACTCCCGTATCATTTTTTCTCCAGAGCGGCCTAAGACATACCCGCCGATCCCGACTTGCACAATATCCAGCAGGGCTAAAACGGTGCTTTCAGATAAATTTTCCGGGGTAAATCCTAACCAATGCGCGCCCACTAATCCGGCAAACCACAGCATCAGCATGGGACGCCAGTTGCGTTGTAACCAGCTTTCACCGTTAGCTTCCGCTAAAATAATCTGTACTGCGTTTTCGAGTTCTTTGTTTTGCGTCGTAATTAACGCCAAACTCGCTTCATGCTTGAGCTTAGTTTTTAAATCCGCATCTTCGACAAACTTATCTAAGATGTTATCGAGCGTACCTAAAACCGGAGCGATCATCGCCTGCCACATTATTGGTACATCCCGGTCTGCATCTGCACCGATAATTCAACAGCTCGACCACCAACTTGATGTGCCCATCTGCTGTCCATCATTTCTATCGATGCTTGTATATAATCGCGCCGTTCTAAAGCCGCTAGCATTTTTTTAAAGCCCAGCAAACGGTAAATTCCTAGGTTAAAACACATGTTGATCAGCACATCGAGGCGGGCATCATCGAGTAAATGCGCAAAAGCAATATTCACAAACACATCATGACGCGCACGTGCAATATCTTGACGTAACAATTCAGACGCTTCTGATTCTGTAATGCCAACATCATCCAAGTTTCTACCGTAGCCAATTGTTAATTTATTAGCAGTACAAAAATACGGTTTTGCACTAAAGCCTTCATGCCGCTTAAGCTGTTCGATTAATGGGTCCATCACAGCCACCTAGATATCACACGCTTTGGGCGTTGCTTACGACGCCATTCTAAACGACGTGCTTCGGGGCGAGGCCCAAAGCGCGAAGTAAATATCTGATCGAATCTAGCGGCGCGGTTTAATTGCTCTGAATCCGCATCCGCTTTCTGGTAGGCCTGTGCACAAACCCAATCCACCAAGTATGGGTGGTGAGGTACAGGAATTTCGGGGAATTCACTGTCAGAATTCATAGGGGATAGAGGGAGTCGATACACAATCAGTTTGATCGTATCGTCAGCCTCTGGAATTGGGTACAAGGTTAACTTGTTATATAGATCGCCGTAATCGGCATAATGATCTAGATCCATGCTGTAATGGGTGGGGTTACCCGTATGGGTTTGCCACTGATCATCCTCAGCATCCAGATCATGGAAACTGGTTTTATGTAAAACGCGTTTAAGTGTTTCCATATAAACGCGTTCTATAAAGAACACCGAGCTGTGTACATCATAAGATGACGTACCGGCGATCACTGCAATCTCAGTGACCTCAGGCGTCGTTGAGTCCGTATTAAGCCGAGCACGAAGGCACGCCTCATTTACAGCCTCATTAATATACCCGTTTAGCTCGTCATCCGACCACAGATAAGGCTCAACAGCATCATCGAGACGGAGACGAGCCGCGTTTCGCAGCTCGCCGAGGTTCATAATTAACCCGCTCTATACTGTACACGAACCGTAACAGTAACCGTAGACTCGGCAGCAACACCAATCTCTGCAGCCAAAATACGATTAACTGAAGATTTTGTGTCGCCAAAGATTTTTGCGCCTTCACTTGTAGTCGAAAGAGTACCAGGATCATACAATGACGTAATCGCAGTGGTGGCTTCGGCGTCGGCAATACCTAAGTCAAAAGTCGCGGTAGTTGTACCAGAAGCCACAATAGCCAATTCAGTGACTACAACTTCTGGAGGTAATACGCACAACTGCAGGAAATCCCCGGACGCTAAATTAATTGAGGAAGTATCTACGACTACATCATACTCGTAGACCTTACCGACTTCATTCGGAGCAGGGATATTCTTAGTACCCGCAATCTCCGCAACAGATGTAATAACAGCCATTTAAATTCTCCTAATTCGGAAGTTGCGCCCCGAAGGGCGCGGATTCAATATTAAGCAGGATCAGCCGCAGCAGTTTGCAACTGCATAACGCCGAAGTCTTTGCCGTTGTATCGAGTTTTCTTGATACCGAAGATAGAAGAAGTACTGATAACAACTTGGTTACCACGGTCTTCCATTTCTTCATGCCAGTCAAAGCGCATACCTGAACCACCAGAACCAAATGCGCAGACCGCAGCTTGTTCGCCTAAGAACAACGCACGAGCTGAGGCGACAGTATCGATGGTGTCACGGATAACCGCTTTATGCGAATGCAGAACGACATTGTTGTACATACCCAGAGAACCTTTAAAGATTGGGCTCTTACGACCTTCAGCCGCAGCCGAGGCTTTCTGAATATCCAGCCATTGGCCGGTAGCTGAGTTAGTACGCAAATCGTATTCTTGCCATGGGTTCATCACGACAACAAAGTGCTCTTCACCTTCGATCATGATCGGTTGAATTTGAGGGATACCCTCAGTACCACCGCCCATCATAGTCGCTTTGGTTACAGCGCGATCGATTAAGGTCAGATCGAAGATATCGTCCGCCGCAATCGTATTATCCGCACCACCCGCACCCGCGTTGGATTTCAATACGTGATCTGAATCCGGAGCTTCGAATGCGTTGTTAGCGCGTCCGGTATAACCTAACGGAAAGATAAAATCGGTATTGACGCCGCGTGAGCCTGACAAATACATAAAAAACTGTTCGTCAAACATGCGAGCCCACCATTCAGATTGGCGTGCTTTCGCAACGGAACGCAGGTCATGCAGCGTGCGCTTACGTGACATACGACCGCCGGTGTTTACACCCGCTCTGGCTTGGTCAACGTAGATGTTGTCAGTGTAGAAATTCAGGTCTTCTTCTGAGCCACGCAATACAGAATCACCCTCAATAGGGGCCATTTTTAATTGCAAGCTCAAATCGTAGCTGATGTTATCGCCCGCTTCGTTTTCCAAGCGAGTGATCATTTGAATAGGAGCGGACGTATTAGACCCGCTACCCATGAATTTTTTATTGAAATAAGATTTACGAGCTGTATCGACCGCTAAGTCGCCGCTCCACTTTTTAATAGCCTTTACGTCATTAAGGCCGATGACAGTTTGCGCCATGAGATTTACCTCTTAAGTAAATAGAATTTCCTGAGCACTCATGCGCGTCAACCTAATTGTATAACGCCCCAAATGAGGGGCATTACTATTTGCTAGTATATTAGCTATTTTGTTTTACGTGTCAATATTTTTCTTTCATTATCCGGTTTTTCTGCTATGTATTGGGTTATTTTAACTGAGGGATCGATATCAAGTGCGAGGCGGGCACGTTTACCCGCCTTACGAATTAATGTAATCTTCAAATCCCCGATACGTAGACACTCACCTTGTTGAACGTCTAAGTACAACATTAGGCCGCCATAAAGCGCTCATACTGATCCGGAGACATCTTCATCAGGGCTTTCTCGTAATCCAGCCCTTGGAGTCTGTCCATGTACGCAAACTCGCCACCGTCCTCATTAGCCTCGGCTGCAGGTAAATCACCCAGAGTTTTAGGTGCATTCACCGGTTTAGCGGCTCGCTTCTTCATAGTCTCTTGGGCCTTCGCCAGTTCGGCTGGCTTCTCAGTACCCGGAGTTCGGTTGAAGCGTTCGTCAATTAAACGTCCGGCTTCTCGTAAAAACCACAAACCCGAACGTCCTTTATTCTCTTCATTCGCATAAAGGGCTTCAAGCTGAGCGCCAAGTGCTCCGCGCAATACCGGATCGTCTTTGTACGACGGGTTGTCGCTATAGAAGATTTGCTGCTCGGTTTCCCATCTCTGTTGGGAAGCCTGTCTACTGTGCTCTTCCGCAATCTCTGCTTTCAGAATCGATGCTGAGGTCTTCTCTTTGTACTCATCGTATACGCGCTGAGCTTCCCTTTCTTGCTTACGGTATTCTGAGAATGTAATGTCGCCGTTCTCGTATTTTGCCGCCAAGTCATCGACGTATTTCTCATAACCTTCGGTCGCTTGATCGAGTTTTTCCTTGAGCCCGTCTGTGCTATCAGCAGTGAATTGAGGGGTGAATGCCGAATCCACATCTGCATCAGTTCTCGGCGTATCGCTTTTTCCAGCCTCCACTTCAGGTTGCTCGGACTCAGCGTCTTCTTCAGCAGACTCCACATCCCCGGCGTCCTC